AAGAAGCTTTTCATTCTTACCTGCGTATTTACCGAAGAACTCTGCCAGGACAACGCGACCACCGATATCATCGGAGTACTGTTTGCTTAATCTTGTTATGTCCTGAATTAAGAACTCTTCAAAATCATCAAACTCCTCGCCTTTGATTATGAGATCGCGTGACTTTGCTCGTTTAGATTTACCAATTTGGAAGGTCTCGGTGCTTATCAGCCCGTCTCTAAATCCTTTGCTTTGACCTTTAGCCAAAGTCTCAACAAGTTCTTTAGCAAATTCTGTCAGACCTTCCTCATCTCCCTCATAACGTGAAGCAAACTTTCTTTCAAAAGCTGCCCTTAGTCGCATTGGGTTCTCTATGATGGCTTCACGGTTCCATATCTGAGGTAGGTAGGAGTCGATGTACTGATCTTTTTTAAGCACCCCAACAGAAACGGCTCGGCTGAACAAACTCTCGTAGAACGAGTGGTAACCAGCAACGGCCTCTTCAACCGCCTTACTAACCTCGTCGCTAACCTGTAGATTACGAGAGTTGTTTCTTATGTCACCGCCACGCATCTTTCGTTGGATAAGATACGCAAAGTCAGCAAGACTTATGTAGTCACCAGTCCTTTGTCTGTTCCCTACGTAGTCAACAGCCTCAGTAAAGTCTGACCGATACTTTTCAATGACTTCACTTTTCGCTCCTTGCGTAAGACGCAGGTTTTCCCAAGCTCGAACCATGCGCTCTTCAGTAGAATTGTGACGGGCAAGGATTGATAATTCTTTCCAAGCCTCTGCTGTCATTCCTCTCGCTTTACCCGTTGCCATCTGAACAGTGCGCTGACCCATCTCAGCCATTTGGGTCAACAGGTTTCTTGCGGCCCCTGAGTTTGTTCTCATTGCAACAGTAGTAGGGGAGCGGAGTAGGGGAACGTCCTGTATCTTGTCTATAGCGCGAGTAAGCAGTGTCTTCTCAAGATCGACTTGCTCATCCTGTTGAAACTTCGGGGTGCCAACGGCAACGTCTGGTTTTTCTTTTGTTACCTGAAACATCTTGAGGTTTTGCAGTTGAACACCACTGTCAGGATCGTAGGTCATCTTCTGACCCGTCTCTGCTTCCATCTGCTCTGATACAGACCGCCGCCCATCCGCAACAATCATGTCACTTCCAGGCTCGTGCCCTGCGATATTCTTGTCACGAAGAGGGTTATTAGGATTGTCTGGGTGTAACAAATGGTCAGCTTGCCGTGACGCTAGATAGCCACCCAGTGCGCCCAAGCCACCACCAATAACTGTTCCGGTGCCCACAGCCATGATTGACTCGTAGGCGGTTCTGGCTCTTTGCTGTTGATGGTGAAGTATCTCTTCGCCACCCACGATCAAACCTACCTGCGCTCCGGTGGACAGGGCTTTACGTGCTATGTTGGCTTTCGATGCCCACCCAAAGATCGGCACAAACGTAGACGGATCGAGGAGACTGACTGCCATGCCTAAAGCAAAGTCGCCACCTTCAGATTTCTCTATGATCTGTCTGTTCTCTATCTCTCTTCGTATTGAGTTAGCAACAGCAGCAAACTGTTGTGGTCCCTGTGTGCGGCCCAGCGTCCCATCGAGCATAAACTCTTCTAGGTCACCGTACTGATCTTTGTTCTGCTCATAGAACACATAGGGATTAAAGTTGATGTCAGGTGTCTCGTCTGCGTAAGCCCGTGTTTCGGATAGGTGTTGAGACAAGTCACCTAAAATTGTTTCGTTTGTCCACCACGCGCTCAAAACGTCTGAGGTGCGAGGGGTGTCATCTGCTAGGGTTCCAAGACCTGTTCCTGGTTGGTTATATAAATCCAGAGTAGACTGATTAACTCGGTCCATCTCCATCTGGATTGCAGATGGCATCAGTTAAGTTTTCCTAGATTAATGCGCCACTTAATTTTCTCATCGTCTGGTGCAGACTCAAGAGTGACCTCTCCCTCTTGCCCAATGTAATTACGGACCATCCCATAGCTTCCCTTGGCCCGTGATCCATGCTTGAACCGTTCAATATCATACGTGTCCGTAAGGATGATGTTGTTGTTTTCGTCTTTAGATAACGTCCCTTGGCCTATTGTAAGCCCAACGTCTAGTTCAGCATCGAGCATTGAAGCTATGCCAAGTTTTAAAAATCCCGTAGCTGTCTTTGGGTATATCTCATCTGCTTGCTTAACGAGGTTTTTGTAACCAATGATCCCAGCAATAGGTGCGCCGAAAACGTCTTCACCATAGTCGTCCCAAGTTATGTGGGTTTTGCCTTTTGCGAGAGACCTTCGGGCTAGAGAGCGAAGCGCATACAGGCTCCTCGGCATGATGTCCTCTTCGGTCATCAATTTTCTATCAACTTCAATTCCCATCTTGCCTTTAAGTAGCCAGTCACTAGCAAGCATCTCAGAGGACTCAGTAGGTGCTATAATATCCATAGCGTTCTGAGCAGCGTGAGCCAGTAGCGTCTTTGCATTCTCTTGAACTGTATCGAGAGCTTGGTCCCACCACTGGTTAAACGTATCTTTCTCTTGCTCTGACGGACTAGAGCTTACTTTTTCAAGAGGTTTAACTGAAGCAACAGCAGTACCAGCTTGGGCAGTGCTTATGGGATTAATCGCTGAGAGAAAACGATCCAGCCAATCTTCTTGAGGTAACTGGGCTTGATCCCCAAACAATGGCTTGTCTGTCTTTACGTTAGACAGAATGTCTGCACGGTGATCCATCCGGTTCTGGATACCCTTGACGTTATTTTTGTTTGACCTGAACCTCACCTCATCAATTGCTGAATCCCAGTCTCCATTACTTACGGCCTTAAAGAAGTTGGTCCTTGGACCTACAAACCGACTGCCACCCTGATAGGCTAGATCGACAATAATGGCTCTCTGTGAGCCTGTAAGATTAACGTCTTTGTATACCTGGCTTACATAACCTTCTTTATCAGCAAGGACAGCCTCAAACACATGCTCCATTTGTTGGTCTGTTATACGCACGGTCTTGTCCATCTCGTTTGGTAACGAGGCTTCCTCGACCAGCTTCTTGTATTTCTCTTCGCCAATCAGTTTGGTCAACACAGGTTTGACGACAGGGTCTTGCAAGTTAAATCCAATACCCACAGACGGGATATTGCTTGTGTCCATGTAAGACGAATAGCGGATACC